AAAACCCTAAATTAAAAATTATAGAAGCAACACATACCGCTGACCTTGCAGTTAACTTTGGACGTAAAGTTCGTGATTTAATTGACGGTGAGGAATATAAAGAATTATTTCCTGAAACAGAATTAAAAGCAGATAGCCGTTCTGCTGGTAAATGGTTAACAAATAAAGGCGGAGAATATTACGCGGCAGGTATCGGAGGCGCATTAGCAGGTAGGGGTGCTGATTTGTTTATTATTGACGATCCGCATTCCGAACAAGACGCTATGTCTGATAAAGCATTAGACGAAGCTTACGAATGGTTTATGTCGGGACCACGTCAAAGGCTACAACCTGGAGGCGCAATCGTAATAGTTATGACTCGTTGGTCTAAAAAAGATTTAACAGGTCGTTTAATTAAGAAAATGTCACAAGACGAAGGAGCAGACCAATGGAAACTAATTGAGTTTCCTGCAATACTGCCGAGTGGCAAATCATTATGGTCTAATTTTTGGTCGCTAGAAGAACTTAATACAATTAAAGCTTCTGTTAGTCCGTCGAAATGGGCTTCGCAATATATGCAAAGACCAACAGGTGAGGGTATATCTATTATACCGAAAGATTGGTTTAAGATTTGGGAACAAGATAAACCACCTTCGTGCGATTATATTATCCAAAGTTACGATACTGCTTTTTTAAAATCAGAAAGAGCTGACTTTACTGCAATAACTACGTGGGGAGTTTTTTATCCTGAAGGTAAAATAGGGGAAGAACATTACAAAGGTGGAGAAGCTCATTTAATTTTAATTGATTGTATAAAAGAACGTTTCGATTTCCCTGAATTAAAAGCTGAAGCTTTACGGTTATATGAATATTGGGAACCTGATACAGTAATTATAGAAGCTAAAGCTAGTGGTATTCCGTTAGTACAAGAATTACGTAGAGTAGGTATTCCTGTAAACACTTTTAGTCCAGGAAAAGGTCAAGATAAGATTGCAAGACTTAACGCAGTATCTCCAATTTTCCAAGACGGAAGGATTTGGGTTCCTGAAAACAGGTGGGGAGAAGAACTTATGGAAGAAGTTTCTGATTTCCCTGCAGGCGAAAACGATGACCTTGTAGATGCGACAACTTTAGCATTAGCGCGGTTTAGGGAAGGTGGATTTTTAAGTCTTTCCACTGATTATGAAGACGAGTACGATTACCCAAGAACGCAAAGGGTTTATTATTAATGAAATAAGTAGTAGAGTTTGTATATATGGCAATAGAAAGATCACCATTTTCAGTAATTCCAGGAACTGAAGAAGACCTAGCAATAGAAATTGAACAACCTGAAATGATGGATTCTCAAAATACGGAAGTGTATTTAGCAGAAGACGGATCCGCTACGATTGGATTTGATCCCGAAGAACAAATTAATTTACAGTTCGGAGAAAACATAGCAGAAGCGCTAGACGAACGTCAATTACAACAAATTGCTAGTGAGTTAGTTGAAAATTACGAAGAAGATCTAAATTCACGAGACGATTGGTTTAATACTTTTAGTAAAGGTTTAGATTTATTAGGGATTAGAGGGGAAGATCGTTCAGAACCATTTGAAGGAGCTTCAGGAGTTCATCACCCAATACTTTCAGAAGCAGTTACACAGTTTCAATCACAAGCTTATAAAGAATTATTACCTGCAGGTGGACCAGTAGACGTAGAAATACTAGGAGTTAGTAACGACGCTAAGTTAGAAAAAGCAAATCGTGTTAAAAACTTCATGAATTACCAAATAACGTACAAAATGGACGAATTTGACCCTGAAATGGATCAATTATTGTTTTATTTACCGTTATCAGGTTCAGCATTTAAGAAAATTTACTATGATCCGTCATTAGGACGAGCCACCTCACGGTTTATTAAGGCAGAAGACCTAGTTGTTCCGTATTACGCAGTAGATTTACTTACTGCACCAAGAATTACGCATGTTATGTACATGACAGAAAACGAAATGCGTAAATTACAAATTTCTGGGTTCTATAGAGAGACATCTATGAGCGATCCAGCCTCAATATCAACTACAGCGCTTGACGATAAGTTTGACGAACTTGAAGGTTTGTCCAGAACAGCGCAAAGTGAAGAATTTACATTGTTAGAAGTACATGTAGACCTTGATATTGAAGGTTTTGAAGATAAAAATGCACAGGGAGAAGAAACAGGTTTAGCATTGCCGTATATTGTTACAATTTGTAAAGATAACAGCGAAGTTTTGGCAATCCGTCCAAATTATGATCCGAAAGACCCCATGCGCAAGAAAATAGAGCACTTCACCCACTTTAAATTCTTGCCTGGACTAGGATTTTATGGATTTGGCTTAATTCACATGATGGGCGGGTTGACCAGATCAGTAACAGCGATATTAAGGCAACTTATCGACGCAGGTACGTTATCAAACCTACCAGCAGGGTTTAAATCACGTGGATTAAATATCCAAAAACATGACGACCCACTTCAACCTGGAGAATGGAGAGATGTGGACGTTCCTGGAGGTCGATTAGCTGATTCATTCCTTCCATTGCCGTATAAAGAACCAAGTGCAACATTAACTAATTTGTTAAGTGTTTTAATTGATTCAGGTAAACAATTTGCAGCAACTATTGAACAACCCACAAGTGACGGGAACTCAGAAGCCCCAGTAGGAACAACTGTTGCTTTATTAGAAAAAGGTCAACGAGTTATGTCCGCAATACATAAACGTTTACATTACGCACAGCGTCAAGAGTTTAAAATTCTTAAAAGAGTTTTTAGCGAATCACTACCTCCCGAGTATCCGTATTCAGTACAAGGTGCTTCTGAAAACGTATTTGCAACAGATTTTGATAAATCAGTAGATGTAATACCTGTAAGCGATCCTAATATTTTTAGTATGACTCAAAGGATAGTTCTTGCACAAACACAATTACAAATGGCACAAGCTGCTCCTGATATCCATAATTTACGAGAAGCGTATAGAAAAATGTATCTTGCTTTAAATATTAAAGATATAGATTCTATTTTGCCTCAAGAAGAAGAAATACCACCTAGAGACCCAATAAGTGAACAACAAGCCTCATTAACAGGAAATCCTATAAAAGCTTTTGAATTCCAAAACCACGAAGCATATATAGCAGCACATAGTTCTTTTTTACAAAACCCAATGACTCAACAAAATCCTGGGGTACTGCAGGCGATAGGTGCGAATATACAAGAACACCAAGCAATGTTGTATAGAATTCAAATTGAACAAGCGTTAGGTCAATCACTACCACCTCTTGATCAGCCAATGCCTCCAGAACTAATGAATGAAATTGCAGTAGCCGCAGCAACCGCAACCCAACAAGTTACAGGTCAGGCACAAGCGATGGCAGAAGCACAAGCGAGAGCACAACAAGATCCGCAACGTGAAATGTTCCAACAACAACTCCAACAAGAACGCGATGAGTTAATGCAAAAAGAAGCAAGCGAACAACGTAGAGTTGAGATGGATATGCAAAAAGCAGGAATCAATGCGCAAATAGAACTTGAAAGAATAGAAGCATCCAGAGATGCAGCAGAAATTAAAACAGCTGTCGATCTTCAAGAACTAGAAATGAAAAACGAAAGAGACGTAGAAAAGAATTTTAACGAACTAGTTAAAACAGTGAAAACCACAACGAGAGAGGAATAGTTATGAGAAGATATTTTGACAATGATGATTATCCAAGCCCTTCATCTAAAAGCTATAAAGCTGAACCTAGTGAACCTTCTGTACAAGACGACACTAGAACACAAGATGTAAAAGCGGGCGAACTAATTACTAAAGATGATAAAGTAGTTGGTGAAAAAGCTAAGATGAAAGCTGGATACGGTCAAACAAAAGGACTTCTTTATTATAAGTACATTAAATAAATAATTAATGGATTATATTAAAGCGGCGGAGCATTTGCTCCAAAAAATACGAAAGAGAAAAGAAAATCTTTCGCAAACACTGGCTACAGGTAGTGTTCAGGATTTTGAACAATATCATAGAGTAGTTGGTGAAATCGCAGGTTTGAATATAGCGGAGCAGGAGATTCAAACTTTAAATAAAAATATGGAGGACATAGATGACTGATACTGTTCCAAATCGAGTAGATAATTTTGGCAGCACTGACATACAACCTGTAGAAAAACAGGAAGTTGGATTAACTGTTGAAACATTAGATTCGCACACGGAAAAATTACCGCACCCCACTGGTTATAGAATTTTAATCCTGCCTTTTGTGGCACAAGCAGTGACTAAAGGAGGCATACATTTATCTAAACAAACGCTAGACAAAGAACGACTAGCAACTGTTGTAGGTTATGTTGTCGAACTTGGACCTGACGCCTACGGAGACTTAAACAAGTTTCCTGATGGACCTTGGTGTAAAAAAGGAGATTGGGTTATATTCGGCAGATATGCTGGAGCTCGTTTTCAAATAGAAGGTGGCGATATGCGCCTTTTAAATGATGATGAAATTTTAGCAAAAATAGACAACCCAGAGGATATATTATCATAAACGTGGAGAAACCATGCAAGAAGAAGCACAAAAAATAGAACTAGAACTTCCTGAAGGAGAAGTTGATATAAGAGAAGCAGATGTAGACGATTCAATCACAACCGTCGAAGAATCTGTAGTTGAAGAGGTTTCTACCTCTTCTGAACAAGAACTAGATGCGATTAGTGATACTGTACAAAAACGTATAGATAAACTAACATATAAAATGAGAGAGGCAGAAAGACAGCGAGATGAAGCTGTTAATTACGCTCAAAACATCCATACGGACAATACTCAGCTAAAAGAAAAGTTAAAGAATTCAGATTCTTCTCTTTTCAAAGAGTACGACAGTAGAGTACAATCGAATATTGAAAGAGCAAAACTTGATCTAAGGGACGCTCAAGAAAAAGGAGATGCCGATGAAATTGCTAGTGCAACAGAATTACTTTCAAGGAGTGCAGCAGAAGCTGAAAACCTTAGAAGACTATCTGCACAGCAAAAAGCAAGACAAACTTCTAATGAGGAAGAAGTTGTCAACCAAGTTCCTAATTTTAACCAACCTGTTCAACAAGCTCAACCAGATCCAAAAGCAGAAGCTTGGGCTAACAAAAATAATTGGTTTGGAGATGATCAAGCGATGACCTACGCAGCATTTGGAATACATAGGCAATTAGTAGAAGAAGGAGTAGATCCCCACACTGATAATTACTACAACCAAGTTGATCAAAAAATTAGGGAATATTTTCCTCAAAAGTTTTCGGAAGAGCAATCTGCACCCGCACAACAGGTTGCAGCTTCTAGCAGAGGTGCTACAGGCAAAAGAAACGTGCGCAAAATAAAACTCACACCAAGTCAAGTAGCAATAGCTAAAAGACTAAATGTGCCACTAGAAGAATATGCGAAGCATATCGAAGGAGTATAAAATGACAGAAGATAATAAAACAGACGTCACCACTGATCGTAACTCACGATCTGCAGAGACACGAGATACACAAACTCGCAGAAAACCTTGGCAACCCCCGTCTATGTTAGACGCACCCGCAGCTCCTCCTGGATACCAACATCGTTGGATTCGAGAATCTGTAAGAGGATCAGATGATAAATCTAATATGTCGAAACGTATTAGAGAAGGATATGAACCTGTGAGAGCAGAAGATTATCCTGATTTTGAAGCTCCTACTATAGAGGATGGAAACAGATCAGGAGTTATTGGAGTTGGAGGTTTAATCCTCGCAAAAGTTCCAGTTGAAACCGCAAATGAAAGAAACGCTTATTTTAAAACACAAACAAGCGACCAACTTAACGGTGTAGACCATAACTATATGCGAGAAAGCGATCCTAAGATGCCTATTAAGGATAGTGATATTCAAAGGTCATCAAAGGTTCAATTTGGTAGTCGACCAGATGAGTCGTCTAAATAATAATAATAATTTTATATAGAGGTATATATTATGGCAAATACTGATGCCCCAAACGGGTTTACGCCAGCATACCACATGTATGGAGGTGTTATTCGTCCGTCTCGTATGAGAATTGCTAGTGCAACTAATGCATCAATCTTTTCAGGTGATGTTGTTTCTTTATCTAGTGGTTACGTAATTCAAGGCACGGCGACAAGCACTCCTATAGGTGTTTTTTATGGTGTATTTTTTACAGCAACTGATGGCACTCCAACTTTTTCTAAAGTTTGGACTGCTGACACGGCTACACAAGGCGGAGCGGATGCCGAAGCTTTAGTTTATAGCGATCCTGGTATCGTTTATGAAGCTCAATTTACTGCAGGTACACCTGCTGTAAGTTTTATCGGCAGCAAGTATACTCTTTCAACTACTGCGGGCTCAACGCTCAACGGTAGATCGAAAGAAGGTGTTACTGCAACAACTTCGTCAGGTATAGCTTTATGTGTAGGCTTTAACTTGTCCCCATCGAATTCGATAGGCGCAAGTGCAAGAGCTTACTTCACATTCCCGACGAATACGTTCGCGGTTTAATTTAGGAGTATAAATAATGGCAATTAATAGAGCACAATTAGTAAAAGAGCTAACTCCTGGACTGCACGCACTTTTTGGGTTAGAGTATGATCGTTATAACAACGAACATGAAGATATTTTCGACACCGAAAGTTCTGAAAGAGCTTTCGAGGAAGAAGTAATGTTAACTGGCTTCGGTGAAGCATCTGTTAAAGGGGAAGGCGCAGGAGTCGTTTACGACACAGCGCAAGAAGCTTGGACAGCACGTTATTCACACGAAACTGTTGCACTAGCTTTCGCCTTAACGGAAGAAGCTATTGAAGACAATCTTTATGATACTCTTTCTTCAAGGTACACAAGAGCCTTAGCTCGTTCAATGCAAACAACCAAACAGGTTAAAGCAGCGAATGTTCTTAATAACGCTTTCAACTCCAGCTTTGTTGGTGGTGATGGTAAAGAACTTTGCGCTACTGATCACCCGACAGTTGCAAACATTGACATGAAAAATGAGCTAAGTACGGCAGCAGACCTTAATGAAACTTCTCTTGAACAAGCTTTGATTGATATCGCAGCTTTTCAAGACGAAAGAGGTCTTAAAATAAATGCACAAGCAACGAAATTAATCATTCCGCCTGCTTTGCAATTTACAGCTGACAGACTCATGGAAAGTCCTGGACGAGTAGCAACCTCAGATAACGATATCAATGCTATAAGAAATATGGGCATGGTTTCAGGAGGATACGCGGTAAATCATTATCTAACAGATACTGATGCGTTCTTTTTAAAAACTGATGTACCTAATGGTCTTAAGCATTTCGTTAGAACACCTGTATCTACCAGTATGGAAGGCGACTTCGAAACTGGAAACGTTAGATATAAGGCTAGAGAGCGTTACAGCTTTGGATTTAGTGATTGGAGAGGAATTTTCGGATCTCCAGGAGCTTAATCTTTACAGTTCTTATTGGAAAAGGGATCTTCGGATCCCTTTTCTTTTTTGATTCGATGATATAGAATGGATTCGAACTAGGGTAATTATAATTAATCTATCGACTGACCTAGCAGACTCGCCAAGACGATAGAATTTTATTAAGGAGACTTAATATGGCAAAATCGACATTTTCAGGTCCAGTCAAATCTTTGACAGGATTTATTTCAGCAGGTGTTGGCAACAGCGTAAGCTTAACAGCAGACACCTCATTAACAGTAGCAGATCACGCAGGAAAAATCTTGTTGTGTAATGATGCAGACGGTAAATTTACTTTACCTTCTATAAATATTTCAGTTCCAACTGATTCAACAGACCCAAACCAGTTAAACAATATCGGGGCTTCTTTCTATTTTGTAATAGAAACAGCAGCTACTGATCTTGATATTTTAACTGACGGAACTGACAAGTTTGAAGGTGCGGTACTTATTGCTGTAGATGACGGAGCTAAAAAAGCTTTTGTTCCAGCAGCATCTAACGATGTTATGACTATGAATGGTTCAACAAAAGGTGGTATTGCAGGGAGTGTTGTAAAGGTTACAGCTATCGATGCAGTAACTTATTTAGTTCATGATTCATTGTTAATTGGTTCAGGAACTATAGTTACACCATTTGCTGACGCTTAATTTAGGAGACTAATATGAGCTCATCAGATGTAAAAGCCTCCGTACCTTTGACTGCTACTGGTCAGTTACAGGGAACCATAGGCACTGGGGCGGGCACAGCGACTAATTTAGGACCACTAAGAGTTCAGTCAGTACAGGCTCAAGCTAGTGCTGCCGATGCTACTATAAAAGTATACGATGGAACAGGTGCTTCTGGAACTAAACTTCTAATGGAATTTAAATTTGGTAGCGCGGCAAACGAATCGTTTGACCACTATCTGCCTAATGACGGAGTTTACTTTAAGAATGGGGCATACGTCGTGTTGGCTAATTGCGACTTCTTTGTTGCTTATCATTGTTAAAATATGGCAACCTCAGGAACTCGTACATTTAGTTTAGATGTAGCGACAGCAATAGAAGAGGCATATGAACTTGCGGGTCTAGAAGCCCGCACGTCATACGATGCCGTAACTGCTCGTCGTTCTTTAAATATCATGTTTGCCGATTGGGCAAATAGAGGTATTCAGATGTGGGAAGTTGTTAAAGTTGAACAAGCTTTAACTAAAGGAGATGAAACATACTCTTTAAATTCTTCTGATATCGATATTTTAGATGCGTACATACAAAAAACAGTAGGAAACACGGTTACAGATTTTTCGTTAAGTAGGATTGATCGTAACGAATATGTAAATATTCCTGTAAAAGCAACAGAAGCTAGACCCACACAGTTTTGGTTAGAAAGATTGATAACCCCTGTTATACACCTCTATCCAGCGCCCGAGAATTCAACCGACAAACTCATTTACTATTCTTGGCAAAGAATACAAGACGCAACCACGTCACTTAATGATTTAGATATCCCAAATAGATTTATGCCTTGTTTGGTTTCTGGGTTAGCTTATTACCTTTGTTTAAAAAAGAACACTCAAAAAATTTCTATAATTCAACCGTTATATGAACAAAATCTTGAAAATGCAATTAAATATGATGAAGATAGGTCTTCGATACATTTAGTTCCAAATAGGAGTTATATTTAATGGCATATGCCACAGGTAAATATGCTAATGCTATTTGTGATAGATGTGGCTTTAAATACCCGTACTTGTCTATGAAAACTGAATGGGATCACACACGAGTTTGTCATGAATGTTATGAACCGAAACATCCACAACTAGACCCTTCTCATCCTCCTGTTGATGCAGAATCTTTGTGGCAACCAAGACCTGATGTTAGTTTACCTCAGGCTCAGTTAGGAAGAGTTACAACTAGAAATCCTTCGGACACGGTAATAAGTCAAAAAGGAACAAACATGATGCGATTCAGAGACGACCCTAATATAGGTAGTAAATTTGTAGGGGAACAAGGATTAGGTGAGTTAGGCGATATCACAGTGGGCACAAGCTAATGGCAGGATTTACTTATAACGGACTAACCACAGCTATCCAAAACTATATGGATAACACTGAAACAACGTTTACAAACACAATACCAACGTTTATCCAACAAGCTGAAGAAAAAATACTAAAATCTGTAGACCTTCCTGTGTTTAGAGAAAACGTCACAGGAACTGGTTCTTCTGGTAATACTTATTTATCAACCCCCACAGATTTTTTATCTCCGCGTAGTTTAGCTGTGATTGACAGCAGCGGTAATTATAGTTATTTATTATTAAAACATGTGTCTTGGATTAGAGACTATACTCCTGCAGCAGCCACGACAGGAGACCCATTGTTTTATGCTTTATTCGACGATAATACTTTTATTTTAGCTCCAACACCAAACAGCAACTTTACATTTGAACTGCATTATTTCTATAGACCGTCCTCATTAGTAGATGCAGGCGGGACAGGAAGCACGTGGCTATCTACAAATGCGTCTAATACTTTGTTATATGGTTCTTTAGTTGAGGCGGCTATTTTTATGAAACTAACCCCCGCAGAAATACAGACATATGATGTTAAATATCAAGAAGGATTAACAAGGTTAAAATTATTAGGTGAATCAAAAGATGTAAGAGACGAAGCAAGGTACGACAGCCTAAGAGTACCTCCTCAGTAACTATGTTAAAAGAACCTATACCGTCGTTACAAGGAAAAAACATAGCTTTAGTAGCCATGGGGCAAAGTCAAATAGATTATCATTTATCAAGAACACATAGTTTAGCTTTTGACGAAATATGGGCTGTAAACGCGATGATTGGAGTTTTACCTGAAATAGACAGAGCTTTTATATTAGATCCTATGTTTCGATTTCTAGACACTGAAGACGCAGGAAGTATGACCCAAATGATGAGAAAATACCTTCCTCAAGCAAAATACCCCGTATATACTTGTGAACTTGACGAAAGAGTTCCGTATGCTGAGGAGTTTCCACTTGAACCTTTAATACAAGATTTAGGCTGTGCTTATTTTAATAATACTGTAGCCTATGCCATAGCTTTTGCATTATGGAATCAAGTCAGTCATCTAACTGTTTTTGGCGTAGATTTTACATACAAAACAAATATGCATTTTGCAGAGTCAGGGAAAGCCTGTTGTGAGTTTTGGTTAGCTAAATGTATGGAAAATGAGATAAATATCTCTGTTGCGCCAAGATCGAACTTGTTAGAAACTAGTACAAACACTAAAGAAAAACTTTATGGGTATCATAGATTAAAAGACCCTACCATTACCTATCAAAAAGAAGGTACAATAAAAACTTGTAAATGGTCGGAGGTAGAGCAGATTAACCAACCCGAACCGCAAATGATAGATAGAAATGATTTACCACCAGAACCAGAGGAGTATTAATGTTTTCACTTAATTCTGAAACAGAAGTTGGCAACCTTGGCGTTGTCACAACCGAGCACAGAGGGCACACTGTAGAAGAAGTTGCAGAAATGGCAACTAAGAGATTAGTTTCTATTAGCGACGAAGCCCCTGCACCCATAAGGGCACAAGCACATGCTTTTAGAGAAGCATGCAAAAAAGTTGTTATTTATTATATGCACGAGGCTGTAAAAAACCATGTATGTACAATATGTAATGAATTAGAAAAACAAGGTCAACACGACCTAGCAAATATTATTAGGAGACTATAATGGCGATAACACAAGCAATGTGCACTAGCTTTAAAAAAGAACTATTAGAAGCAAAACATAACTTTCTTGCCTCAGGTGGTAATAGTTTTAAACTAGCGTTATACACAAGTTCTGCAACCATGACTGCAGCTACTACAGCGTTTACAACTACAAACCAAGCATCTGGAACAAACTATACTTCAGGGGGAGCTGCCTTAACTAATGTTAATCCATCATCTTCAGGAACAACAGCGTTTACTGATTTTGCAGATTTAACATTTGGAACAGCAACAATTACTGCAAGAGGTTGTATGATTTACAACGATACTGCATCGGGGGATCCCGCTGTAGCTGTGTTTGATTTTGGCGGAGATAAAACATCTACTGCAGGAAGTTTTACTATTCAGTTCCCAACAGCAGACGCTAGTAATGCAGTAATAAGAATAGCGTAAATAGCCTATGGCTAACGTAACGGGCTGGGGTCGCGGAACCTGGGGTTCTGGGGCTTGGAGTGAAGAAGATCCTGTTGTAATAACAGGGTTAGCGGGCACTTCTGCGTTAGGCAGTTTAACGGTAACAGGACAGGCTAATGTAACCGAAACTGGTGTTGCTGGAACAGGTGGTCTAGGCTCTCTCACTATAGCCGCTGCTGCAAACGTTTCTGAAACAGGTGTTAACGGCACAGGAGGAATCGGCTCATTAATAGCTACGGGAGCTGCTAACGTAGTCGAAACAGGTCTAGCTGGAACAGGTGGTTTAGGATCTCTAACAGCTACAGGTATTGCAAATACTTCTGTGACTGGGATCGCAGCTTCGTCTGGGTTAGGATCTCTAACAGCTACGGGAGCTGCCACCATAACCGAAACAGGTTTAGCAGCAACAAGTGGTTTAGGCACTTTAACTCCTACAGGTGACGCTAATGTAGTCGAAACAGGTGTAGTAGGAACAACAGCTTTAGGTAATGTGATTACCGCAGGAGCTGCAATAACAGGTGTTTCAGGTGCTGCTTCTACAATAGCATTGGGTGAAGAAACTGTAACATGTGATGCTAACGTATTCCCAACAGGTGTTGCGGCTACTACGGCTTTAGGAAGTGTAGCTACAGTTACAGATAACGTATTTAGTATCACTGGTCTTGCAGGAGCAGGTGCAGTAGGAACAATAACTACTACAGCTGCTGCTGTAGTAATACCCACAGGGGTAGCAGCTTCGGGAGCAATCAGTCAAATACTTGTTTGGGGGAAAGTAGATGATTCCCAAAATGCTGATTGGTCGGGAATAACAGATACTCAAACCCCTAATTGGACGAGCATTTCTGATTCTCAGACTCCAGGATGGGAAGAAGTTGCTTAACTAATATGAAAAAAGAGAATATAATCAAAATGTACGGAGAATACTAATATGGCAAGCACATACGTAAATGACCTTAGACTTAATGAAATGGCGACAGGTGATGCGTCAGGAAGCTGGGGAACAGTCACAAACACCAACTTAGAGTTGATCGGCGAAGCTTTAGGCTTTGGCACAGAAGCAATAACCACCAACGCAGATACGCATACATCTACAGTAGCAGATGGAGCTACAGACCCAGTAAGGGCGATGTATGTTAAATATACAGGCACATTAGATTCAGCTTGTACAATTACTATTGCACCTAACACAATCAATAGGATGCAATTTATAGAGAACGGAACAAGTGGTTCTCAAAACATAGTAATTTCACAAGGCTCTGGAGCTAACGTAACGATCGCTCCTGGTGATGCAAAAGCAGTTTACCTAGATGGTGCTGGTTCAGGAGCAGCAGTAACAGATGCTTTTGCTAGTCTTTCTGTAGTAGACCTAAAAGTACAAGACGATTTAACAGTTACAGATGATGCCTCAGTAGGTGGTGATTTAGCCACAACAGGTGCTTCTACAGCAGCCAGTTATAATGGCATAACCAGTAAGACCTTTGGTACATCCTCCATAATGATTGGAGACAATGCGACTGGTACTATTGATGCTGCTAACTATAATGTTGGATTAGGTGTAGATGTTTTTGCAGCTTTGACTACTGGAGACTATAACACTGCTGTAGGTTTTAGTTCTTTAAAAGACCTTACAACAGGAACTCGTAATGTTGCAATGGGTGATTCTACTCTTGAAAATAATACTACAGCTAATGATAATACTGCATTTGGTTCTGCTGCTTTATATTTAAACACTACAGGAAATAACAACGTAGCAGTAGGTGCAGCAGCTTTAAATGGAAATGTAACAGCACATAGGTCAACCGCCGTAGGTTACGAAGCTTTAAAAGTTTCTAACGTATCTGGTAATTCAAATGCTTCTAACACCGCAGTAGGTTTTCAAGCAGGACTTTCTACAACTACAGGAACTGCAAATGTTTTTATAGGTTCACAAAATGGAGATGCAAATACCACAGGAAGTAACAACACAGCCGTAGGTTTAGGTGCTTTATCTGATAACACCACAGCAGCTAACAACGTAGCCGTTGGTTTTCAGTCTTTACTAGCAAATACGACAGCAGCAGATAATACGTCTGTGGGTTCACAAGCTTTACTAGCAAACACAACTGGTGCTTCAAATACCGCAATCGGTAGAGCAGCCTTACAAGCAAACACTACAGGTGGTACTAACACCGCAGTTGGTGCAGTGTCCTTAGACGCTAACACAACAGGTGCGGCAAACACGGCTCTTGGTAATGCGGCATTAGGGGCTAACACGACTGCAAATGCAAATACAGGAATAGGCAATAATGCTTTAGTAGCAAATACAACGGGTGCTGCTAATTCTGCTGTAGGTAGTGGTGCTTTAGCCGCAAACACCACAGCATCTAACAATGTAGCAGTTGGCTATAACTCTTTAACAGCAAACACTACAGGTGCAAATAACGTAGCAGTTGGTTCTCTTACTTTAGATGCTAATACTACAGGTTTAGAAAACACAGCAGTTGGTCAAGGTTCTATGTCAGGAACCACTACAGGTAGTTCAAATACAGCAGTTGGGCTTAGTTCTTTGTACTCAAATACAACAGCATCAAACAATACAGCAGTTGGTTTTTCAGCTTCTTTCTCTAATACAACAGGAGCTCAAAACACCAGTCTTGGTCACAATACTTTATATGGCACGACTACGGGTTCTAACAATACAGGTCTCGGACAAGGTGCTTTACAAGGCAACACTACAGGAGCTAGTAACACAGCAGTCGGAAAAGCTGCAGGCGCTGCTATAACAACAGGAACTGGTAATACTTGTTTAGGTCATGGTTCAGCAACTTCTGCTGTTGGAGGTAATTATCAAATTGTTTTAGGATATAACACTTTAGGTTTTGGAGATAGCCATTTAACTTTTGGTTCTTCTACTGGAAGTGATAGAGTTTATAATTCATTTGGTTCTAATGCTTCTTGGACAAGAGTATCTGACGAAAGGTACAAAGAGAACATAACACCTAATAATGATTGTGGTTTAGCATTTATAAATGATTTAAAACCTGTAACTTTTACTTGGAAAGCTAAAGCAGATATAGATAACACTTTGCCTGACTATAATGAAGAAAAGTCAGAACCTGAATACAAAGAAAAAATGTATGGTCTTATAGCACAAGAAGTTAAAGAAGCTTTAGATAAACATAACATAACCAACTTTGGTGGTTGGAGTATAGAAGATAAATCAAGTATACAGGGCATCTCACAAGAAATGTTTGTGCATCCACTTATCAAAGCAGTACAAGAACTTTCGGCAAAAGTCGAAGAATTAGAAAGTAAATTAAACGGAGAATAAATATGGCTCAAACAGTAGCAGAAGTGCTAACAGCAGCAACAGATAGCGTAACGCTTATCAACGACATCAATACGAATGGTAAAAAATCAGTTTATGTTGGTGGTTCAGCAGAAGCTGATACAGATATGTCACAAGCTGATATAAATGCGTGTGTGCAACGTAACGTAGATCATTTAGAAACTATACTAGCTTATGAACCTGTTGATTCAGATGATGATACACCTAACGTAGTCGGTTCATCTTCAAGTAAAAAGAATGATTGCAGTACAGCTATTACCACAGGTAAAGCGTATATTTCATCAAACTCATAAGGATAAAAAATGACTGAAGAGAAAGCAGTAGAAACAACTGAAACTACAGAGCAACCTGTAGACCCTCAATTACAACAAAGAATCGCTTATACAGAAACTTTGCAACAAGAGATACAAAATCTTAGAGAGCA